TGTACTTCAAGACCTATTGGTAGATGTAACAGAACAGATGAGTATGTTTACCCTAGTGTTGTCAATGGCTATTCAGCTTATTGCCCCGAATTAGATGAAGATTTATATGATATGGAGTGGACTAAAATAGACCATAAAAACGGAGAACGTTAAAAAACACTAAACTATGAAAAACGCAAGAAAATTAGCAGAAAAAATGCACAAAGAAAGTAGTAAGCAACACGATATTGATATGAGTAATAAACTTATAGCAGAATTTATGGGAGTTAAAACCATTACAATAGATAGGTTAAAGTCTATACTTAAACAAAACAGAGAAGATGGTTTTATAAGTACACCACAAGCCTACACTTTAGATGAACTTAAATATGACACCTCTTGGGATTGTCTGATGCCTGTTATTGAAAAGTGTTTAGTAGGGGAAGCAGAACAAAGTGAAGAAATATCTAACACTACAATTAAAAACATTTACGAGGGTATATGTAATCAAGACATATCATTTGCATACAAATCAGTAATAGAATTTATTAAAAACCAAAACAACTAACACTATGGAAGCAAGTAATAAACTTATAGCAAATTTTATGTTTGAAGAAACAATGCCTATAAATCAAATGAAATACCACACCTCTTGGGATTGGCTAATGCCAGTAGTAAGCAAGTGCTTTGAGACTGGAGATGATACACATCAATGGGATAACATTATGGATTGTATATTCACTTGCGATATAAACATAGTGTACGCACAAGTATTAACTTTTATTAAAGAATATAACCAAAACAATTAGAAATTATGGGATACAGAAGCGAGGTACATATAGCAGTACCAAAGAAAGATGAGGCAGAGTTAGATGCCATCATGAACGAACACGAATTACTTGAGGGAGATTTCCCTGCCTTTACTAAAGAGGACTACACACAGAAGTGGAATAGGTATAATGATAATGATGAGATAATTGAGGATAAATTAGAGTATGTTATCTATCGTGGACACCATCTTAAGTGGTACGAGGAGTATAAGGATGTAGATGCAGTAAACTCTTTTATAATGGATAAATCTTACGATTGTTGTGAAGATGCTCTGCAAGGTAGAATGATGGTGTGCATAGGAGAGGATAACTCTATACATTCAAAAATAGGAGATTACTTTGATGTATTTAATATTAACATGGTTGTAGAATTAGTATAGTATGGCTAAGATATATATAGATAACGCAAAGTACATGGAGTTCATAGATGATATAGCAACTCAGATTACCATACAAAGGTTTGGAGAAGATACTTACGCACCCTCATCTGAGGTAGGTCAAGAGGATGTTACGATGTTTCAAGAGGATGCTCAAGACTTTTACAACGAGCAGTACGATTGGGTAGAGACAATGTTAAACAGAACACTAGACATACATAGTAATGAACATGGACTTTTTATATAAAGAGCCTTGGGTACATCAAGGTAACATTAACAAAGTAAAGAAACTAATTATGAGTAGTAATGAATTTAATCTGCTAAGGATACAAGCCTTAGAGAAAAGAGTTAAGGAACTAGAGGAAGAACTTAAACAAATTAAAGATGCAGAATCAAATAAAGACAATTGATGTTGATCAGATATGGATGGAGGGTAAGGAAAATCCTTGCTCTACATACATAAAGTACGCAAGGGTTGAAAAAAAATACATAAAACCAATAGAGGAAAATATTTCTGATGTAGCTAAAAGTCGTATATTGAAAAAGAGGTTTCCAAAATCATTTAATGATTATAGTAGGAAGAAAAGAATATACGCAATACTTAGCTATGTAGACCTACTAAGTGATGATGACCTCGTATACTTGATGTCTAAAAATATGACTGAGGGAGAATTTATATTAGAAGTAGATGAAATACGAACAAGAAATTATAGTAAGGTTGTTAAAAGAAAAAGGAATAAGCCACAAAATGAATGGCAGGATAAAGCCTTCTAGGCATCCTTATATTAAATCTATATCTAAGTGTTTAAGAGATAATAAGATTAAATATAAATACTTCCCAGACTCTGAAAACTTAGTAATATTAAGTGCAGAAAATGTAGATCATAGTAGCATAAAAGAGTGTATTATAAGCCCAAATATTCATGGCATCACTATCATCTCTTTTTACTCTACCGAAAACGAAGAAGAAGCCTATGACTACTTACTATCCTTGCAATATGTTGTATCAAACATATTTCCAAAGGGTTTAAACTACGAAATACTAGGATTTAGTTAAATATTTTTACTAAAAGTGTTGTAGTAGTAAAATAAGTTTACTATATTTGCATATATAAAGTTAATTTAATCAAACCAAAACAATGGAGAAATCAGAAACAATTGGCAAGCTAACACTTGCCTTATCGAAAGTGCAGGCTCAACTAAGACCTGCTAAAGAAAACTCAAAGAACCCTTTCTTTAAATCAAGCTATGCTGACTTAGGTTCAGTATGGGATTCAGTTCGTAACCTACTTGCTGATAACGAACTATCAATCATTCAAATGCCTACAGATGTTGGTGGGCTAACAACAATCTTATCACACTCAAGTGGAGAGTTTATCTCATCTACCATGTACATTCCATCTAAGGAAGACGCTCATGGTGTTGGTTCAGCTATCTCTTACGCTAGAAGATACGCACTTGCATCTTTTGTTGGTGTAGTTACTGGAGATGATGATGGTAATGGAGCAGTAAAAGGTAATACAACTACAAGAAAGCCTGCATCTAAACCTAAATTATCAGACAGTCAATACAAAGCTATGGTTAAGGCTATAGAAGATGGTAAAGGTGCTGTTGTTCAACAAAAGATGAGTGGTTATACTCTTACTAAATCTCAAGAAGAAAATCTAGGGAAATTTATGAAGATTGCTAATACACTTTCATAGTGAACTTAGATAGCTTTATAAAAAAGATAGAGGATGACTCTTTCTATTACTCCGACTACGAGTTTATTACGAACTCGCAGTTGGGGTTGATAAAGAAAGATGTGCGTACCTATAAACTTATGAGGGATAACCCTCACTTAAGAACGGAGACTTTCCCTATGATATTTGGGAGAGCATACCATGTAGCTATGTTAGAACCTAATGAGTTTAACGACAAGGTTAAGGTATTTGACTCAGCTACAAGGACTACTAAAGGATATAAAGAGTTTAAGGCTAACAATCCTGATGCACCTACTATAATACTACAGAAAGAGTACGATAAGATAATGCGTATGCAGGATGTGTTGTTCTCTCACAAAGAAGTTAGAGATTTGCTTGTTTCTGAGGGAGAAAGAGAGATAGCTAACGCTTGGCAGGATGATGACATTGGTGTATTTTGCAAAGGTAAGGCTGACTATCGTAATGGCTCAACCCTTATAGACCTCAAAACTACTGGAGATGGTAGCCTACATGGTTTCTCAGGCTCTTGTAGGAAGTATGGTTACGACAGACAATCAGCCTTTTATTCAGATGGTTTTGGATGTGATGAGTTTATCTTTATAACGCAGGAGAAAGAGATGCCTTACAACGTTTCTATATTCTATGCAGGTAAAGAGTTCATGGATAGGGGTAGAGATGAGTATAAGTACCTACTCGATACCTATAGAAGATTTTTTATAGATAACGAGGAGGTTGTTGAAGAACATTTAATAACAGATACGTTATGAATTTAAAAGAAGTATTAAAGGAAAGAGGCATTACTGTCATATTCCTTTCAGAAAGATTAGGGTTAAGCCGACCTACCCTATATAAATACATAGATAACCCAAGTGAGTTCAAAATCAAACACTTACGAAAGGTTGCTAAGTATTTAGAATTATCAGAAAGAGAGGCACTTATTAATTATTTTATTTAAAGCTAAACGCTATGAGTAACAAGACAGAAAAAATTTACATTGGAAACGGAGTAGAAAAGTTCGATGGAGACTTAGTAAACTTCTCATTAAACCTAACAAAATTAGGTAAAGATGCTAAGGACTTTATGTTCGAGTATAACGGAGATAAATACGTTAAACTAAAGGTAGTAAAGAAACGTGGTGGTGCTGATGAGTACGGAAAGACTCACTATGTAGAGGTTGATACCTTTAAGCCTGAAGCTAAGACTACAACTTCAAAGGCAGATGACTTACCATTTTAAGTTATGATTACAGAGGGGTGTAAAAGCCCCTCTTTTTTACCTAAACCAAACCAACGCTATGAGACTAAGAGTATCCGACAACGACATAATCAATATAGACAACATTGATTTTATAGAGATGGATGGTAGGTATATACTATTCCATTCCAAAGGTATTGTATATAAATCTATATACAACAACGAATTTGAATCACAAAGTACATTTAATAATATCGACAACTACCTTGCTGTAAAAGATGCTAGGTTTACGATCGAACAAGCAGACAAAAGCGAGGATGAGAGAAAGTCTAAAGGTTTTGATATGTTCTGGTCTATGTATGATAAGAGGATAGACCAAAAAAATACTAGAGTATCCTTCATGAGGTTAAGCCTTGAGGATATGGGTAAGGCTATCAATGGAGTTAAGAATTACGTAGAGTCTACACCTGATAAGAAGTACAGAAAGAATCCAAGGACTTGGATAAACCAACGAGGATGGGAGAGTGAGATAGTTCTTAGCGAGGATGCTAAGAAGAAAATAAACCGATACATACAACCAAAATATGTAACCGATGACAGATAATATAGACATGGAGAAGAGGTTGCTTGGTCGTATAATGTCCTTGCCAAAAGAATACTATAACAATCACAGCCTAATGACTGAGGGTATGTTTACTGACCCTCTTAATAGAAAAATATACAAGGTAGTATCGCAACGATTAGACCTAGGAGAAAAGGTAGACTTAGTCATACTTAATAAACTTGTTAAGGACTCAATGGCAACTTATCGTATAGCTGAGTGTTATTCCTTAGACTTCAGCCACTACAATACAGAACACATGATTCTTTTCTTATCGCAAGAGGAGAAAAAGATAAGATTGAAGAAGTTAATTGAGGTAACTAATAATAAGCTAAACAAGGATGAAGACTTGTTTGAGGTGTTAGACTATGTAGAGTCAGAACTTAAACCTATATCAGAGGTTCGAGGTAGTGATATACCTGACATTAAGAAACAACTTAAGGTATTGCATGATGATATACAAAAAAGAATGTCATCAGATGATATGGTTGGTGTACCTACAGGATTTCAATCAATAGATAAGTTTACTGGTGGTTGGCAAGAGACTGACTTTATAGTTATAGGTGGTGCTTCCTCTATGGGTAAGACATCGCTAGGTTTAGCATTCTGTTACAATTGTTCTAAGGCTGGAATACCTTCGGCAGTATTCTCATACGAGATGGGGGATACTCAGTTACTACAGAGGTTAGTATCATTAGAGAGTTCAGTTAATAACAGGTACATTATGAAAGGTACTCTCGAGAAAGATGAGTTATCTAGGGTAAATACTGCTATAGGTAAGCTAGAAAGGACTGAGTTGTACGTTGATGAGTGTAAGGATTCCTCACTTAGATACCTACTAAATAAGATACGACAGTATGTAATAACTAAGAATGTTAAGTTTGTATTGGTTGATTACCTTCAGTTAGTTAAGGGTAGTGGGCATTCTAGAGAGCAAGAGGTAGCTTTAGTGGCTCGTGAACTTAAGAACATAGCTAAGGAGTTAAACATAACAATCGTAGCGTTATCTCAGCTTAGTAGAGGTGTGGATAGACGAGAGGGTTCAAGACCTACGCTATCTGATCTTCGAGAGAGTGGAGAGATAGAGCAGGCATCAGATATTGTTATGCTTGTATATAGACCAGAATACTATGGTATTATGCAAGACGATAATGGAAGCTCTACAGAGGGATTGGTTGATCTTATTTTTGCTAAGGGTAGGAATATAGGTACTGGTACTTTACCTCTTAGATTTGAGAAGGAGTATACTAGGTTCAGTGATCCTACTGATTATGGTAACGACTATAAGTCAATTCAAGGTATAGAAACATCTCAAGCCTTCTAAGTTATGGTATCAAAAACATTATTATTTCTTAGTGGAGCTTACTTTTTATTTTTGTTTGGTAGACAAATAATTTATGAAATTTTTAAATAAAACTATAAAAGACATATGAAAATAGGAATAGCTAACGCAATAAAAGAAGCAACTAATCATTTTGATAAGTTAAATATAAGCGAAGAAGAAACTGTAATAATTCAAAAGTTATTTGAGTTTGCTTACGAATATAGGAATGTAGAGTTTATGAGCATTGGGACTAGAGAAAGAAATGTTGTAGAGACTAACGCTTGTTTATCTAATATTATATTAAAACACTTTCCCTTTCCTTTAAGAGTGATATGCTCAATATTTAAGAAACATCACTCTACTATAATACACTATAGAAAACTACACGATAATTGTTTAATACATGATAAGCAATACCTTAATCTATTTAAGGAATTGAATGAAATGACTAGAGATCTTTTATTAGATACTAAATCACATGATGAGGTTTTATTAAAAATTGGTAATAGTAAAACATTTAAAGATGATCTTATTTCTGAATTAAAATTCACTATCACA